TTGGCGTGAATATAGATAACAATAAACCCCTTTTGCCTCATAACTAATTTCTGGATCAATTAATACGGTTGTAGGTAGATTAACTGTTTTCATTTTTGACTTGCGGTACAAAATCAACTTTATTAATCAAAAAGTTATTGGTGTATACGGCTACGCCCTGTTTTTCATATTTATGATTCTGAAGTGTTGCTTGAATGGCTATGGGCATATCTTTTTTAAAGTATTCTTGGATAAACATCGCGGTCTTGCCCCATGCTGTCATGTCGAAAAAGTCACTGATACGCCGTCCTTGTTCGTCTTTCCGATTGCTGGGTACTCTAACGGTTAATCGTACCATAGCATCGCCTTTTTCAGTCATTCGATACTCAGTGTCTTTTGATATAATTCCTATTAATATAAAATTTTGCATTTTTTATTCTCCTTTTATTTAACGTTCAAATTATGTTTTTCAACAAGTTTGCATCCATTTATTTCAAGCCCATTTTTTAATGCGGTCTTTATTGCGGTTTTGTTAGGTGTAACGTTGGTTTTGGTTGTGATGTAATCTTCTGATAGCTCTTTAATCTTATCTTCATCAACTTCGACAACGGTTGATTTTCTGGTTTTGAAATTAAGAAGATCGGATTTAAATTCACCGTATAGATTAATTAAGCCAATAATCGAACGTGATAGTAATTCTATTTTTGTTTTATTGCGTTTTTTGAGTGTTTGTAACCGTTTAATTTCTTCATCAATTTGGCCGTTTTCATATTGAAGATTGTTAATATAGTGGTAATAATTTGTGGCGGTATCGTCTCGTTTCTCAACATTAATTGCCAATAATTCCTCAGCGTGTTCAGATACAATTCCATCATCATCAATGATATCATTGAGAATAGTTTCGTATTCAGCTTTAATTTTCCATAATGACATTTTATATTCTCCTTTCAACTTTTAAATTGCCAAAGGCAATAACTTCTGAATCGTCATTGGCAATAACTTCTGAATTGTCATAGGCCCTAACTTCTGAATTGTTATAGGCCCTAACTCTTGAATTGTCATAGGAAGTAACTATTGAATTGCCATAGGAAGTAACTTTTGAATCGCCATAGGCACCAACTTTTGAATTGCCAAAGGCAATAACTTCTGAATCGTCATTGGCAATAACTTCTGAATTGCCAAAGGCAATAACTTTTGAATTGCCAAAGGCAATAACTTTTGAATTGCCATACACATAAAAGATACCTGCCTCAAGAATTGCATAGCCATCTAAATCAATCTCATAACCCGTTACTGGCTTTGTTTTGCGTATGTCGTAGTATATTTCTTGCATTTTTATTTCTCCTTTTATTTTTGAAAAATCCACTAAACAAAACTCTAAATGGATTTCTGTATATATAATCCATTAAATCCTCAAGTGGCTCTGGCTCTCTTGTTTGCTTTTGTTTTACAGTATCTGTTTTTATTTTTTTAGGGGCCTGAATTTTTTTATTTGTATATGCGGAGTATATTTGGCCTTGATAACAGGGTATAGATATTATTTTATTCATCATTTTAATTTCCTTAAATTTTTATTTGTTATGTTTAATCGGGCCACGCTTGGGATGTTTCCATTAATGGTAAGATTGTTGATGTCGTCTATGGATGTGGTCTCGTTAGTCCGGGGATTGGTATATGACGACGCTTTTTTGAGGGCTTCACGCTTTTCATCGCTGGTCATATTGGCGCAATACTCATGGATTTGATTCATAACAATTTTAATCGCATTAGTCTCAACATCGTTTACTGGCATTTCAGCCTTGTATTGTGGCTTTTGTTGTGTAGGTTGTTGTTGATTAATAGCGCTCAATACTTCGTCCGCACTGGCAATGCTTGAGTTAATTCCAATACCATAGTTACCAAGACATCGTCCAACTGCGGAGGTTTCACAATTCTCAATGTAGGAATTATTGTTAATATTATTACTGCCCTCCTTTTCATAGGCGTGGCCAGTAGAAACGATCTTATCATTAAGCATTAATGTTGCCTTCATGACACACACGCCATTTTCGTTAGAAATTATCTCAGTTAGTAATTGAGCATTTTCGTAATTTTCTCTTAAATGTGTAACTCGCTCGTGAACTTCCACATAATCTTTTCCTTTAATCTTAATTGTTTTCATTTTTCCATTACCTCCAATATTTTCTTTGCCAATGCTATAGCCTCGTCTTTGCGTAATACCGACGTATACATATACACGTCCTGATTATCAATGATTCGAGCAATAAGCTCATCATGTGATGTTTTTATTTCTGCTTCTTGCATTAGAACAACTCCTCAGCATCTTTATCTGTATAAGGCATATTAGAGATAATTGATTGCCCTAGATTAATATTTGCTATTGTTTGTTTGCCTTGATGGAATATATACACGCTACCGTATCCATTGCACTCACACACGCTCTCATCATTTAATTCGATATCTAATGCATTTAATAATTTAGTTAACATGTTAGACCTCACAACTCCAGACTGCATCCCATTCGCAACCGTCTAATTCTACTGGTTCGCAATCTGCACCCTTACACACCTGGCACACTTCCTCGTAATATGTTGGCATTTCGAATCTATCCATTTTTATTTGCTCCTTTGTTTTTTGTATATTTAAATATTACAATGTCTTACAATGTATGTCAACAATTATTTTAATTTTTCTTTATTATTTTCCAGAAATTCTTTGACGGCTTGATTGATTAATCCTGATTTGTAATATAGTGGATTGTTTTTACATATTTCATTTAATTGATCCAACAATTCGGTTTCTATTCTAAACGATAATGGTTGTTTATTTGTTTTCATTTTTCACCTCCTTTGTTTTTTGTATATATAAATAATACATTGTATGACATTGTATATCAATACCTTTAAATAAAATGTTAAATAAAAAAAACAGTTTGTTTAATTCTTATGTGATGTTATATAGTTTAATTAATGAAAGATGTTTTAGAGGAACAAAAGCAAATAAAAACAACAGAACTCAGAGCTAACAAAGGGCAATTAGTTGAGCGTGGAATCCCTACTAATCCACGTAAAATAACCAAAGAGAAATTCAATCTATTATTGCAGTCATTGGATAAGGGTAACCTCACACAGATACGGCCATTGGATGTGATTGAGCATGAGGGCAAGTTCATTGTGTTGTCGGGCAACCAAAGACTCAGAGCATTAAAAGAATTAAAGATAAAGGAAGTGCCTTGTAATATCCTAAAGGATGACTTAGAGCCAGAGACCTATAGACAAATTGTGTTACAAGCGAACACTAACTATGGGGAGCATGATGATGATCTATTGGCTAATGAATGGGATGCGGTAGAATTGCATGAGTGGGGGTATGACTTGCCAGATTGGGAGCCTATAACACCAGAGGATGTGGAAAACCAAGAAGAGAAGTCTGTTTATCTCAAGGTTGAGGGGGAGCAAGTGTTGTTATTGTCTTTGGTTGATGAATTGACGGCCAAGGGATTAAAAGTGAGTGTTAAGTCATGAATTCAATTTGTTTTATAGTTCTTGTTGTTTTGTTTATTAATCTATTTATTAGTTTTTTTATTAAATATTATAAAATAAATTATTACCGAAAAAGATATACTAATAGGGAAATACAGGAATTTATTTTGAAATTTTGTCATGGATGTTTTTGCTTATCAACATACAAGCCTGACCCAGAAATGAGCTATAATGTTTACAGTAAAAGGCCAATGACTAAGGAACAATTACAAATATTGATTAATAAACTTTTAGATGACGGGATTATCGAAATGTTTATACATAATGGGCAAAAGAGTTATTGTATTATTTCAGATAGTAAGTCTGCATTTTTAAGGGGAGTTTACAAGTCATGGGAGTTTACAAGTCATGAACACAATTAAAATTAGTTATAATTATGATACCGATGAGACAAAGATTCAATTTAATGAAGAGTTTAATTCTTTGCCAGTGATACACCAATTAGATGCCATAAAAGATGGATTGTGTCTACTTGAGGAAAGATATAATACATTATTGCATAATTTTAATCAGCAATTATTGACGCGTGAAGAAGTAAATGAAGGTGCTGATATGAATGATATTGAGGTGAGGGATTAATGAGATTTTCTGATGATTGCTATAATTGCAGGGATTGTTTAGTAATCGATCACAAATCCTACAAAAGAAAACTATCTAAGTTAGTTTGTTCCCCTTTTCGTTTCATACAAAGACTTTTTGTTTGTGATCTTGAGCAAAGAGAAATCGAACTAAGTAATCAGATTCAAGAGCTTAATAAATTCAAACATGTTAATATTGATGCGATTAATAGAAACACCTTCAACAATTTAGGAAAATCAGTGGCAAGTATGAAAAACAGAATAAATAAACTGGTGGTTCCTGATGACTACACGGAAGAGTTTCAGTTTATATTTGATTTGAAACACGATTTAAATGAATTTGAAAAACATTGGAATCAAATTAAAAAATTACCAAAAGAAGTGGGTGATAACTAATGGCGTATAACACCGAAGAATTATATCAAATGGCTTTGAAAATTATCAAAGAACGTGAAGTTCGAACGATTGAAGGGGTTGTTGCACTTATGCCATGCGACAAAACAACTTTCTACAAGCATTTCCCGATTGATTCCAACGAACTCAACACCATTAAAAGAGAATTAAATAAAAAAAAGGTCGAGGGAAAAGAAAGATTAATACGTATGATGGGCTCAATTACACATGGTTCACCTGCTGAACGAATTTTTCTTTACAAGTTATGGGCGGACAAAGAAGAAAAAGAGGCCATATATGATACAAGCATCAAGGCAAAGATTGAAACACCTAGACATGAAATAACGTTAAATTTAATTAAAGATGATGAACAAAATTTAATTCAAGAAAAAAAAGAAAGTGAGGAAAAAAATGGGAATAACAACACAAAAACATATTAATATTATTGATGAGCTTAAAGAGAAAGCGATTAAAGATAAAGCAAAATTAAATGGGGCATTATTACCAGATGAGAAAGACAGATTTACCCTAGCCATTAATGGTTTGGAAGCAACTAAAAAGCGTATGCAGATTGATTTATTGGAACAAGAAAAGCAAAACGTAGAAAACGAATTGGATAAACTTAATGCTTAATACAGTTTTAAATGATCTCTGGAATAGTGTTGATCTACTAATTACGTTATTTATTTTTACGGTGGCGGTTGGTATAAATCTTCTTTTTGCTTTTCGTGTGATGTATTTAGTTAAGAAGAACGAAGACCCAATCAAAGTCTTTAAAAAATATGAGGATAACGGTACATTGCGTGATGTTCTTTTAAATCAAAAGGAATACGACGAGATTAATGGCATTTAAGCTCAGACTAAATACGCGGTATACGCTCAATGATGGGAATGAATACGTTTTAATTGGCACAACGGGCAATGAGACGGAAAGTAAAAATAAATGTGTAGTGCTTGTGGATGATGTTAACTGGAAGCGTAAAAAATTAAAAGTAGAGGATTTTTATAAACAAGTAAAATGAAAGCCTCACTAAACTATAACCAGTCAGTCATATTTAATACTGTTTTTAACGAAAATATGACAATGAAAAAAGACTGCCCTAGAGAGATCGCTTTCTGGGGTGGCTATGGTTCAGGCAAGAGCTGGGTAAGTATATTATTGGCCTATTATTTATGCCATTATCATGAAGGCGTACAATTATTGATGACAAGATACAGCTACAGGCAACTTAAAGATACGTGCATTGTACAGTTTTTAGATGCGTTCCCACCTGATGAATACGGTTATACCCATATGAAAGCCGATCATGAGTTTCATTTTGGGAATGGAAGTAAAATCATTTTTAGATCGTTCGATGACCCACGCAAGATTCTATCTAGTAGTTACGACGCTGTTATTATGTGTCAGGCCGAGGAACTAAAGGAAGAACACTTTTTGGGTGCGTTGGGGCGTATGAGAGGAACAGCATTACCAGTTAAATTGATATTTACTGAGGGCAATCCCCGATATGGATGGTGTAAAAAGCGTTATCATGATGATGACCCACCAGAGGATTGTTTATATATAAAAGCGACTACATACAGCAACAAAAAAAACTTGCCTAAAGACTACATTAAAAACATGGAAGAGAACTTCCCACCTAGCTATATACAACAGTTTTTAGAGGGTAATTGGGATTCTACACAGAATGCGGTTTATGACCAATTAATGAGCCACCATATTATACCTAGACAACAAATTCACGATCATTGGTATAAATGCATTGGGCTAGACCATGGCACACGTGTTGATACGAGTATCGTATTTATGGCTAAAGATGAGTCAGGGCGTATTTATATATATGATGAATGGCATAAACCACAACCAACAGTTAATGAGATTGTGCAAGCGTGTAACCGATATGGCCCAATGCCAATCATTGCCGATTACAGTATGAAGGTACAGGATCGTGACTATGGTTCTTGGTGGCGAGATTTACAATCACATGGTTTAAATCTCATTGAAGCCGTTAAAGAGAAGTCCGGGAATATCTTATTAGTTAATCAATTATTATTTCAAAACAAACTATTCTTTTTTGAAAATATTCCATACGTGATTGACCAGCATAAAAACTACATGTACGTGGATAAGTTACATGCTAACGATGACCAGTTCAAAGTTGTTAAAAAGAATGACCATTCATGTGATGCGGTTCAATATGCGGTTAGACATTTAAACAATGTTGAAGTTAAAAATCCAAGTGCTAAGTGGGCTATGATTAATGATGGGCCAACGTTAGATGACTATGTGAAGGAAAAGGTTTAAAAATGAATATTAAAGAATTTGACGATATAGTTCCCTATACAGGAATTATTGATGATTTAAACAAATGGAACGTTCATTATTCGTCTTATTATTTATCACTGGACGAAGAACTGGGCGTATGTACAAGTACTAGGCAAAAAGAATTTACTATCAACAATGAAATCTATAAAGAAGAATTTAAAAAAATGGAGCAACAAAAAATTAAAGAGTTAGTCCATGACATCTTGATAAATTTATACCTTAATTCATCAAATGAACCCCAAAATATAATAATAAAAAGGGTAATGCTTTTTTATTATAAAGATGAAGTAATCCCTGCCCTAACAGAAACCGAAGAAATAACATACACAATAACAGATTTAGACCTTAAAAATAAAAGATGCTTTCATATGCTTGTTGCTATGGATACCATAGAAAAGCTGTTTGATATAAACCCCCAAGATTATATATGTAAAGACAAAAAAATATTTGAGGTACGTAAGCAAATAAATGAAGATTTTCACAAAACATTTGATACCTTGCATATCAACGAGAGCATACTTGAACTTTATTTATATGAATTGACCATTTCGTTAGACAACGAAAATCAGGCAAAGCTATATAAATATTGTTCTTTCCGTTGTTGGTGGGTTTTGGCGAATAAAAAGGAGCTTTCTAAAATGTATATAAAAAAAGGGGGTAATAAAAATGCATAAAAACAAAAAAAAGAAACCAAAAAGATATTAAAAAAAGGAGTATAAAAAATGGATAATATAGAAATGGCAATAGGAACACTAGAAGCAAGAATGGCGAAGTCTTTAAAGGGTATAAATGATTCTATTGATGCACGAATTGCAACGTCAGTTAAAACTCAAATAGCTAATAGTATCGAGTTTCAAGTTAACAATCACCTTAAAGCAATTCAAAATATATCAGTTGATAAAGCATTAACTGTTGAACAGTTGACTCGATTATATCAAGATGTGTACCAAGCACTTCAAGACCTAAAATTAAACACCAATGGATATGGTTTATATGAACAAATGCAACAACTAAACAATGCTTTTCAATGCACACGAGGCGAATTGCAAACAGTATCAAACAATGTTGAAAAATTAATTAATAATAAATATATCGAAGCTGAAATAACAAAAGAACAACTAAAAGCATTGTATGATCAAACCAATACGAGCGGTGATGAATTAGCACGTCAGTTCAAAATGAGTGTAACAGAAGCGTATAACGTTTTGAATTGTAAACGTAAAGATTTAAAAATGAGAAATGAATTTAAATTGTATTTGGAAAAGAAATTACAAAAACAAAAGGAACTATTAAATGCCACTGTATAGTTTTAAGTGTCAGTCATGCGAACACATACAAGACAATTTTTTTTCATTAAATGACAAGAAAATAGTTAATTGTGAATCGTGCCGAAGTACTAATATGAAGCAGTATTTTGGTGGTCATAACGTATCAATTCATGGATTTACTGAATTTGATGACCCACGAGGCACAGGTGGCAAACTTACAATGAAACAGATTAAAGAAATTGAGAAGAAGCAGAAACTAGTATATGGGGGGCATGACGAACTTAAAAAAGAAGCAGATAAGAATCGTCAATACAACGAAAACAAAACCAAAAAAAAACTTGAGGGTATTATTGATAAAAGCGTAAATACACTACATCAAAAATATAATAGTTAGGAGGTGATCATGCCATTAGAATATAATAAAAGTAATAAAGCATTTAAAAAAAATGTTAAAACTGAAATAAAATCTGGTAAGCCAATTAAACAAGCGTTAGCCATAGCATACAGCATTAAAAAAAGAAAAAAGAAAAAATGATTAAAAATTTAGAAATTGTCAAATTTGACTTTTGTTTTTATACGATTGAAAATTATAACGTCTACATTTCTAACAATGAGCATATTTGCGAATTAATCGATGATATAGACGATTGGTTAGAATCGCATGATGAATTTGATACTTTCTGGATTAACATTAACTAACAAAAAGGAAAACGAGATGAAAATAACTGAATTTAATAAAATGGTATGTGAACGAGAAGGTGGGGAAGAAGAATTGACCATTGCACAAATTGCGGAAGTAATTAAAATAGCTAACGAGTTAACCAATGGGGTGCTTTATGGCGTTATTGAATTAATGCCTACGGAATGTAAAAAATGTTCAACATAATTGGTAATCTTGTAGGCTCAGTTGTTGGAACGGTTGGGGATGTTGTTAAAAAAGATCAACAAATCAAAGAAATAAAAGAAAAAGGTAAACTTGATATTCAACAAGCTAAAATTGATCTGAATGTTGCTAAACTAAAGGCACAAATTAAACAACAAGAAACACAAGCTGCCAACGATATGACGTATGATATGCAAGTACTCAAGAATAGGCGTGAATCGTTCATTGATGAGTTTATAATCTTAGGCTTTTTTATTATTATGATTCTAACGTTTATCCCAGCCACACAGGCAACAATGGCGCAAGGATGGAAAGCATTGAATGACACTGCATGGTGGTTTGAATTTGGAATTGTGGGCATACTTGTTTCAACACTTGGTTTAAAAGATGTGTTACGTATTTTTCTTGGTGGATCAATCGATAAGCTAAAAAAAAAACAGTAAATGACCAAAACGTAACAAATTCTAAAATAGTCACGACTAAAACGGAATCTAATGTAAACCAGTCGAATTCGACCCCTTTAGAATACGATCTTATCTTTGATGTTGTTGATACCTTTAATAAAACCAAACTTGGTAACTTATGCATCAATGACCAAAAATGGGAATGCATAAGCGGTAAATATGGAAATGGAGCATTGCCAAAGGGTATGTACAAAATTGAAGATTGCTACAAATTGGATCCGATTAAAGGTAAAACAGAGGCGTATACAGGTAGAGAATTTCCTTGGGTAGCTAGACTAACGCCACAATTTGAAACAAATCGCACAGGCTTATTAATTCATCCCGATGGCAATAAAGAGGGAACGAGAGGTTGTATTGGGATATCTAAAAAAGAAAATGATGTTGCAGTGTATGAATTAATCACAAATTTATTAAAAAGTAAAAAAGAATTGATACTATATGTTAATAAATAGTATAATTTAGATGAGTAATCATATTTTGGCCTACACCCTTTGTTTTTTTGTATATCTTTTAAATTAGTAGGCCAATCCCTAACTAATCTTTTTTATAGCGTTTTACGATGTTTTGCCCGATTTGTTTTAACCGTCTAACTGAATCGTAATTGCTTGGTATGGGAGCATCCCATCTTTTAAATTGCATTGCTGCTGGGGTTGGTCGTCCTTGCTTGTCTTTTAATGGTTGGCTTTGTTTTAAAATTTGTGTTGCTTTGCGTAATAGAAATTTACCACGTGTTAGCTTACGTGACGGACTAGCTTTACTAACATCCCTAACAGGACGAGCGACACTGCCACCGGTGCGGTTATACTCATCCATTTTCTTATTTGTACGCTTGTCATAGCGTTTATACTTCTCTTCCGCACTCAACATCACCCGATACTATTTATAAAATTAGGTACTTGTGGCATTTCAGGCATTGGTGGTGGGGGCATTGTTAGCCCTAAGCTGTCTGTTATCGTACTAATTGCCGATACTTGTTGCTCAATAGGTAATACACCAATTAATTCAATAATATCTTTTAAGCTCATATTTACATTTTTAATGTATGCGTTAAAATCTGGCTCAGGTATTGGCACTTGAGCTTGTTCGTCTTGCTCTTCTTTTATTTTATTGATGATTGCTCGGTAATTTGGATAATCCAACGTTTTCAAAATTAACTCTTTGACGTCTGGGTTATTGATATCCCCAAATATACCTTGTTGCGCTAATTGCATGGTCGTTGCAGCGATTGCCGATTGTGATTGTGGCAATGAACTTCCAGCAGTTATTTCAACTTCGTACTCACCCAGTGTTAAATCAGATTTAATGGTATCAATGGCCATTAATTCGTTTGTCATCATGTCACGATCATATATGTTTATTTCCATTTCACCCATTTCATTAGGCTCCATTGACGCAAATTGTGTTCCACTGGCCATGCGAATGATTCTTGGTTGATTGTAATATAATTGTATCAATACAACAGCTTTATTGCTTATATCGGTTAAGAAGTTTTTGAAATTACGTTGCATCTCACGAATAGATGACATTGGCGATTCAATCAAATCACGTACCATTTGACCACTGTTAACACCGGTTGGGCGTTCACCTGATAGCATAATCTCATTGATACGTGCAATCTTGTATGCATCTTGTTTCAAATCTTGTATATGCTGTCTCATAATTTGTATATCATTAGTCAACTTGTTGGTAACCAACATCGGTTGTGTCATTGGGTCACCAGGTTGGCTACCAATAATATCAAAATTGCCCTGGAAATGTCTTCGGTAGTTTTCGGGAACAATTAACATTGATTTGTATTTAACAATTAACTCTTGAAGTTTAGCATATGCATTGGTTAAACGTGCTTGTATTTGCATTAAATCCTCAACGTCACCTTGCCCCATTAGAGAATCACTTTGTGTTGGTGAGTAAGTAGCAAATGGGAAACCAAAAGGGTAATCGATTGGCCGATCTTCCAATATTTCCTCACCACTAAAAATGATTAAACGTCCATTTGGGTATTTAAACCTTTCTTCGGTTTTCATTTCCTGATCTTGCTCTGATTCGTCATCCAAAGGAACAAGCACCGTATCATCTTTTAAGTAACATTCCCAAAGTTCGATATTATGTTCAGTTCCAGAAGGCTTTAAACTACCTTCATTTAAATACATTTCACTACCGGTAGTTACACCGTTAGCAGTTACTTTACCAGCAACAACCTTGTTTGTAGGCTCTCCCATGTCGATAGTTGCCGATGGTGAGCTTAATTTATCAATCTTTTTTAGAATGTCAGGTTTATTTTTGTATTGGTTAATTAAATCAAAACGACTAATAACACGTTTAACAAATATATAGTTACAGTTTTCAATGTTTGTTGCAGTTGGTTCAGGGTAAAAATCTAATGGACTAACACGCTCTATCCTTATATCACCTAACCCATTATTAATTGACTGATTCCATATAACTTTGGCAATACCTACGCCATAGATTGAACCATCACGCATAACTTTTTGTGAGATGTTCGATAATTCCGAACTTCTTTTAATGTTTTCCCAACAATCATTCAAAATATCAGCGATTGATTCTAATTGCTTTAGATTATCAAAAGTCTGGTGTGATAGATTAGCAGGTTTGACGTTCGTCGTAATCATTGCATCCAAAGCGGTTGTAGCCTTAGTTTCAACGATTGGCTTTATAACATTATAGTATGCGTTGCCTTGCCCAGCACTTCCAAGCGTTGTATTTCCATCTCTATCAACGCCAGTAATAGGCTCAAACGAACCATCATAATAACGCTTATATTTTTTAAGCTGCTTGGTGTTATGCCCCGATTTTGCCTGAGACAATAAATTATTCAGGTATTTAATAAAGGGGTTATCCATGAACATATAATACAATCAGAATTTTATATGTTCATTATCTTTTTTTAAACATTCTGTTAATTTTATTTCACATTTTGTTAAAAAAAAGTAAATGCATTTTGTAAATTCGGAATATATGATTTCAGTATGGAATTAAGATATGGGCAAGCCATACAACTCAGAAAAGATATTGATTTAAGTTTCTATTGTGACGGCATATTACCAGCTGGCCAAATGGGATATCAAGAAACCCATTACAAAATTAAATTCGATCAAGCAACAATTATTTTACCACAAAGTTTAGTTTCTGAGCTTTTCGAAGAATATGAAATTACAAGCAGCGAAGGTGAGCAAGTTGTTGAGCAAGTTGAAGAATTAATTGAAGAAGTTAAGGAATATGTAGAACACGTTGAAGTTCAAAATGATTCTATTGTTGATTTAACTAAATTGAAAAAAGATGAATTAATTCAATTGGTTAAGACAGCTTTCCCTGATCGTGACTACAGCGGATTAAAAAAAGATGAATTAATTGAGATTCTGGAAGGGCCAACAGATGCATAAAGATAAAAAAGAAGGCATTATGATTGTTTTTGGTAATTCCAAACCAGAAAAAGACGAATATAAAGAAGATAAAAAAGAGTATAAAGAAAACAAAAACGAAAAGACTGAAAAAGAGTCAAAATTACAATATACTCTTGAAGATTTTGGCGGTTACACGCCCATGGAATTGGTTTCAAAATTAGAGGAAGCCAAGGACTCTATAGCTAAAGGTAGTACTAAAGAGGCAATTATGGCTCTTGATTCTTGTATTGTTCGGATAACGGGTAAGCAATTACCAGAAAACGACCCGGATAGTGCTATGAAGACAGACCCATTTTACGAACTCGATAAAATACTATCTTAAAAATATTTTAGGAGGAAACAATGGCAGACGACACCCAAGGCGAAGTCGCAACGGAACAAGTCCAACCAGAAGCCACCCAAGTAACATTTGGACAAGGCGAAAATACGGACACTCTAGGCGATGCGAATGGACAAGTTGAAAGCGAGTCTATAAATTCATGGGAAGGGGATAAGCGGTTTGAATCGCACTGGGGAAAAGACCCAAACAAAATGTATGAGTCTTTACGGTACGAAGAAAAACGGCGAGATGAATTTAATAATCAAGTTAATGATTATAAAAGGCAAGTTGAAGAACTTCAAAGATATAAAGACGACTATACGCAAATTGAAGAATTGCTCAATCATCCTCAAATTGGTCCAGATATAGAAAACGTCTTAAATAAATACAGTAACGGTGAACAAGAACAAGTACAGCCACAAACTAATGTTCAAGATGACAGATTAAATGAAATCTTGTCCTGGAAAGAACAGATTGAAAATCAAGCGTTGTCACATTACGAAACTCAACAGCAAAATGAGGCTTTTAACAAAATTGATAAGTTAGCTGAGCAATATGTCATTAATTACGACAAAGAGCAGTTTGCTAATTTTATGAATGAAGCACAAATCCCTAAGCATTTATGGTTTGATGCATTTAAAGCCCAAGCATTTGAGCAAGTAATGGCAAAGCATGGAACACAAGCAGCAGAACAAGCACTAAGCAAAGCACAAGCAACGCCGAGTGTTGTTACTGGTAGCAATAAAGTTCCAGTGGGGGCAAATCCTCCAAAAAGCATCGATGATTTTAAGGCGCAACTTGATTTTATTTTACCGGATTAAAAAAGGAGAATAAAAAATGGCTTTAACAGCAGCACAGCTAGACGAAGTACAAGCGGTCGCACATAATGCTTTTGATAAGATTATGCCCGATCAATTTTTAACATCAAGTGCCTTTGGTAGCATGATGTCTAAAAAACCAAATTTGGAATATGTATCTGGTGGATCTAAAATCCAGCAACCTGTACAAATTGCAGAAAACGCAGCTGATGGTTTCATCGACGGAAAGTTCGATGTATTGGATTTATCAGCTTCTCAACAATTAAGTTTTGCAGAATTTGATTTCAAATACCAAAACTACAACGTGTCTATCACTCTTGATGACATTACTAGAACTGGTGACACAGCTAATGCAATCAAATCACTTTTAGTGGAAAAGGTTAATTTAGCTGCTGGAACTGCGAAGCGTACCTATGCACAAGCATTGCATGGAAATGGTTCAGATTCTAACGGTAAAGCAATCAACGGACTTGCGGATGTAATGGCTGCCTCTGGAACTGCTTATGGTGGTATTACTAACACTGATTTAAACGATTCAACAACTTGGTTGACCGAAATTGATTCAGACACTAACACAATTAATTACGCTAATTTAAATAATTTAGTTGGTAAATTAATTGCTCGTGGGCAAGGTGCAGGTGATGCAACTGGTTCATACGCGCCAGATGTAATGATTTCTAACTCATTCGTACAAGATAAGTTTTTGGCTTCCCAACAGTCTCAGCAACGTTTCGCACGTGAAGACGACTTGAAAGCTGGATTTGCTGGATGCAAGTTTAGAAATATAGATTGGTACGTAGATGAATACAGCCCTGGTTCACAAGATGGTTCAACAGCTGACAATTTCTTATATGTACTGTCTAGCCCAACATTTGCTTTGAAATATAAGTATGGTTTTGAAGGAAAGAAAGCTCCTGTTGATTTTAACGGACGTATTCCTAACCAAGCAATCATCACTTCACAGCATTTCATGGCTTACAATCTAGTATGTAGAGCGCGACGTTACAACGGCGTATTTAAAAACTTA